TTTGAACTGAATAATATCTTATTTGGGGTATCTAAATCTTTTAGAGCCTTTGAATACCTTCCACCCAATCCACCTTCATCTGATATATCACTAAAATCTAGTTTGTTAGGATTTGGGTCATTTTGTTTATTTTTATCTAAACCAACTCTTGTATCTTTACCATCTTTATTTAATGGTATATTTAGATTAAATGTTTTGGAGTACATTAAGCCTTTAGCATCTATTATCCCATCTGCATCTGCGGGGGCAATTGTTACACCAGTGGCACTATCAATACTACCATAATTTGTTGTTGTATTTTTTAAACCTACTAACGATGCCCCATTGAATCCGGTTGTACCAGCTTTTCCGAATAATCCTTCTCTTAACCTATCTTTTCCTAATTTTATTGCACTACCTAATGCTTGTTTACCAATATCTTTTATATTACCACCACCAGTGCCTTTTAGAAATTGACCTAATGGTTTCCCAGTACCGTCAGTTTTTGCTTTTTTTAATACCTCTAAATAGTTTTTTTGAATTTCACCACTTTTTAAAGTATCTTTAATTGTAGTATTAGTAGCTACTTTGGTTGGTATTATTGTTTGTGGAATTCCTAAGAATTTACTATTAAGTACTGCATCTCTACCTTTTTTGATAAGATTACCCAATGGACCACCACCACCATCATCACCACCAGTTGCTGCTCTCATTGTATCCAAAAGTGTAGTAGTTCTAAGTGTTAATCTTGGTAATTCACTACCATATATAAATGGCATTGATGCCGTTCTTATTAATCTAGCTCCTGTTACTTCTTCTTCTAAAAGAGTTTCACTTCCTTTAGCTCCTAAATTTTTTCTAGCTAATCTAGCCAATGACATACCAACTGTATTCACAAATGGGTCAGCTGCTGAAATACGAATATCTTTTGAATTTCGTATAGCATATGCTTCTTCAGCGGTTTTACCACCTTGTGAGGGAAGTTGTCTACTTTTAAATAATTCTTCTAATGTTGGCATAATATATTATATTGCGTATGAATTACTTCCTATCTTATTTACTCTACTTGCTATCGCTGATGTAACTTTTCCTCCATCTATATAAACATCTTTTGTTTCTCTAAATGTTGTTTTCAATTCTTCTACCCAAGCTGGATTATCTTCAGCTCCTCCAGCATCACCACCTAAACCTAATAAGGAACTCGCTGCTCCAAATGCTGAAACAGCCATCATTGCTGGAATTGCCGTTATACCAGCAACTGAGAATCCTACTAAAGATGCGGTTAGTGCAGCAAATCCACCAGCTAATCCTAATACGGATAATGCTAGTTCTGGGGTTGCTACTTGTGCTATCTTTCCAAAGAAATCTCCCAATCCACCAAATACTTTTGCAACGGCTGTACCTACTGATACTACAATGTTACCAATAGCTTCACCAAATGCTTTAATACCAGGTGCTGCTATTTTAAGTGCGAATCCAATACCAATAATTGCTCCAGTTACTGCAGCTAATCCTAATAGAGCTTGTGGGGAAGCAAATGCACTAACACCCTTTGCTAATCCTTTGAGTCCACCACCCATTCCTTTCATCATTCCACCGATTCCACCACCTTTAGATACTTTACCAACGTTACCAGCTACTGATTCAGTTGCTGAACCTGCTACGGAAGTTGCAGCTCCTGCTGCTTTCTTCCCTAAACCAACCATACCTTTTAGTTTACCTAATGTTTTTGAAATACCACCACCAAATGCTGTCCAAGTTTGACCTGCCTGAGCTGACATTGTTAGGAATCCGCCAGCCCAACTCATCATTTTAGGTCCAACTTCAGCTACTATTGCTTTAAGTGATTCTCCCATATTAGAGAAATCACCATTCATTAATTTAGATATGTTTTGTGCTTTTTCTTGGTTTGCTGCCATCTTTCCAAGTTCTGCAACTGATACACCTAATAAATCTGCCGTAGCTTTCTTTTGGAAGTAATCCATTTTGTTAAATGCATCAATACCACCAAGTGAACTTAATGTTTCTTTCATCATACCCTCTAAGTCACCTTCCATTGCTAATTGTCTAGCCTTATCAAGATTAATGTTTTTACCTAACATTGCTCCCAATTCTAATTCTTTGGTAATAGATGATTCAAAATCAAGTAATCCATCTGCTATACCACTAATGGTACTCATATTAGTACCTAACTTAGCAGCATAACCAGCAGCTTGTAATATATTTTTACCACCATCTTTTCCAAATAGTGCAAACTCTTCAGTTGAACCAGCAACATCACCCATTAATTGAGAAACTGGTATGTTATTCATTCTAGCGAATTCTCTACTACCAGCTGCGAGATTACCAGCAGTTTCTAATGAACCACCATTTAACCTAGCTAAAGAACCACTTAATGTTGCTGCTTCGGCACCACTAATACCTAAATTATTAGCCATTAAGTTAGTTTGAAGTTGTGCTCCAAATGTAGCATCTTCCAATCCACCCATTTCGGCAGATAATGATTTTAGAGTTTCTGCAGAATCACCAAATGCAAAACTTAATACAGTTGCACTACCAGCTGCTCCACTTAAACCTTCACCAACTTGCCCTAATTCTTTATTTACTTCGGATAGTTTACCAAAAAACTTTCCACCACCTATTAATAGCAATCCAGTTATACCTTCTGCACTTTTTAGATTAGTAACAAATGTTTCAGCAGTTTCTGTTATGGCTTGCATTGAAGATTTTAATGCTTCTTGTGCTGCTTTTTGTTTTTCAAGAGCTTGTTGTTCCTCCTCAGATATATTTGATAACGTATCTGCTATTGAGTTTTGTTCTTTTAGATTTTTTATTAAACTTTTACTTCTACCATCAAGAGATTTCATTATATCATCTCTTTTAGATGTTAATGCTAATCTTTGATATTCATCATCCTTTGTTAAGCTTGCGATATCACGATTCAAAGACATAACATCCATTGATTTTTGGAAGTTTTTATCTTGAGTTGATGATGTTATATCTAAAGTTTTTTTCTGAGAAGTACTTAGGTTATCATATATAGTTGAAATAGATTTTATCGAAGATTCTTCTGAAGCTAATGCTTCGTTTCTTGTATCATTTACCTTTTTAAGTTCTTTAGCAGTAGCTACTAATTCTTTTTTTAGGTCAGATTGTTGTTTTACTTGTTCTTTGGTAATGGCACTACCAGCAGCTTCAATCTTATTTATTTCAGATTGAAGAGATTTTATCTCTTTTAATAAATCAGCTCTACTTTGTGCCATTTAGTAGTTTATTTTGAATATTTCTTTATAAGGTCATCTAATTCTGCTTTTTCTTTTCTAATTTTTTCCATTTTATCTGTAAAAGATTTTGGTAAGCCTCTATCAGATGCTTTTTTAATTATTCTATTAGCAGTACCTTTTTGCAATCCATCGAAAAAGTCTCCTATGAATCGAGAAACCATATTTAGTTCATTTATTTCTTTTTTTGACATGATTAGTTTCTTTATAGTTTTATACTACTATAAATATTGGATAAAAAAAAAGTAAGGATTATTTCCTAACCCTTACTTTTGATTTACGTTCTGCTTTTTTGTATTCGTCTGCTTCTTTCTTTTTGAGGTCTAATAACTTATTGAAGTAGAACTTTCTCCATTGTATTGGCATGAAGTAAACATCTCTCCAAGTAAATCCATTACCAAAGTTAACCAGCTCCCAAATTTGATTATGTAATTTAATCGAGTAATCACTCGGAAGGGTAAAAAAACCCGGCCCCAAAGGGGATATCGAGAGCCTCCTCTTCTCCCGTCAACTCTGATACAAAGTTGAATTTTAAATCCATATCTGGACTGATTTCTCTTACATATTTTCTGAATGCTTTGGTATCTAATGCTAAGAATGAGTTTGATACCCACTTAGTAATGAATCCCCTATCTTCATTACCATCTACCGATTGAATCATATATTTCAAACGAGTTGTTACATCAAATGTAGTATCTCCCTTTCCTTTATATAATCTAGCTAATGCTTGGTTTTCTTTTGTGATTTCACTTTCATCACCATGTGTTAGAAGTTTGAATTCCAACTCTGCCCCACTTTTTGGTAATTTAAATTTATAAAGATTTTCACCATTTAATAATGATTCATTAAAATCTTTTGTTTTTACCTTAGATAAATCAATACTTACCTCTTGCTCTTCTAATGTAGATGGGTCAGTTATTTCTACTTTATATTCTGAACCATATCCCAATACTCTAGTTGCTAACAGGATTGCGTTTTTATCACCAATAAAGATATCATTGATATCTACATTTGGTTCTACTACTACTGATTCGAATAACTTATCTAATACTACACCTTTTTTGATTAGAGATTGAGATGCAAGAATATCTTCTTCTCTTGCTGTCATATATTTAATCTCAATATTACCCTTTCTTAATGGGTGTCCTTCTGGATAAACTAATCCTTTTGATGGTAAATCTACTACCTCAGTTGGGAAATCAAATTTATTTTCGTTCATAATTAACCTTTATTTGTTTGTATATATAAGTATATCAAAATAAAAAAGTTATAAAACGAAAAAAGGTTCTCACTAAGAGAACCTTCTTCAAATATATAGATAGTAGTGGATAATATCTTAAAATTCTAATATTGCGTAATCGTATGAAAGAGTTAATTCGATATCAGCTGGGTCATTAGATGTAAAATCTAAATCATTAAAGTTAGCTGCCTGAATAAATGCACCTTTTAACTTCCATTGTTCAATCTTATCACCAACAGGTCCTAGCATATAAAAATCGATATCTTTTTTGTAGAAATCTGCGTATCCTTTTCTACCAGTTAAAGATTCGTATCCTAATCTTACCCATTCCATCACTTGTTGTGCTCCACTTGGAACGATTGGGTCATATAATGTAATTGTGATATCCTGCCATTCACCTTTACCTTGTAGTTTTCTATAAGTGTTGATGTGGTCTAACTTTACAGTTTCGAAATTGATAGATGGTCTAGCTGCAGTTTTTATCAAGTAAGATTGAATTCCATCAATCTCCATGATATACCTGTTCTTCATCTTCGGTTCGAAGTTGGTGAACATCATTTCGTTAAATTCTAATACTTCTGCCATTTTTTTATTTTCCTCTTTATACTAATAAATATTAGTTGTTCAAATTTTTATATTATGCTGAGAATGATGCTCCAGTTGGTAAGATGTTGAAATCAATTACAATGAATTCAGCGGTCTTAGCAGGTTGTAGGAAAATCTGTCCAGCCAATATGTTTCTATCAACAACATCAGGTGTGTTGTTAGTCTCATCCATAACTACTTTAAATGCGTACAATCCTTGTCTTTGTTGGATACCTTCTAAGTAAGGTTGTACAGTGTTGATGAATCTACCTCTAGTCGATGCCGTATTTTGTTCGAATACTAAGAATCGAGATGTAGATGCCACAAATTTCTTAACGTTGATTAACAATCTTCTTACATTGATTCTATCTAATGCTGATGCTTTATCTTGCAACGTTTTTTGTCCAAATGCTACAATACCTTGTCCAGGGAAAGTTGCGATTGGATTTACTTTGTTTTCATATAAAGTATCTCTTTCAGAGTGTGTTAATCTATTCAATACTGAAACTGCTCCAATAATACCTCCTCTATTTAAACCAGCAGGTGCGAACCATTCAGCTGCAATAGCATCATTCGCTGCGTACACAGCAGGTAATAGTACTGAAGGTGGTACTGAGATTAGTTTGTTAGTATTTGTATCTACTGTCTTAACCCAAGGATAATAAGAACCTACATAGTTCGAATCAATTGAGTTAGCTTGAGTAGTAACTTGTGCGATTGTATCGTTTACTGAAGTTAAATCAGTAATATAGAATGCATCTTGTCTAGCTTCTACCATATCAATCACATCAGTAACAACTGCTGGGTGTAATCTTCTTATAATACCCGGTGTTGCTACCATATTAATATCATATTCATCAGCGTTTGAAATTGCGTTAACAGCTTTAGCGTATGCAACTGAACCACTAGCAGTAGAATCAGTTAAAGCTAAACCTTGCGAATTTCCAGCTGAAATGTTTGAACCTAAAGCGATTTCTCTATTCGGGCTCATTCCATCAAATCCTCCTTGGAATCCTAATGAGAATTGTCTCTTAATCATATCAGCGGTTGCTGAACCAGTCATTTCTAATGATAATCCAACTCCACTTACATTTCCATCAA